TACCAGAGATCAACAATTGGCGCGTTAGGGCTCACAATCTGCGTCATGCTACTCGACATGTCGACTTTGACAAGTTGGGTCGTGATGCAGCCGGTGAATACCTTAACGGCGTCTTTGGTTGGGTACCTTTTGTCAATGATCTTCAGAAGTTCTTTAGCACTGCTAGAGATACTTCTCGTCAAATGGCAAATTACGCGCACGGCGCAAATCGCGTCTTACGTCGTAGGTACAACTTCCCGGTCGATCAAGCAACAACGGATTTCGGTGGTGGCTCAGCATGGTATGCTGATCCTCCTTTTCCGACTGCGTTGGTGCGCACGCCTGGCAACATCTATCACATGACTCAGACGTCAACAAAACGTTGGCTTTCTGCTGCGTTTACTTACTATTTGCCTCCGATTAATCCCGGAGACAACGAGTTCGTGACAGCCTTGAATAAGGCTAAGCAGACAGAAGCCTACGCGAACCGTTTGTTCGGTTCTCGATTGACACCTGATCTTGTGTGGAAGTTGACACCGTGGTCCTGGGCCGCCGATTGGGTCACTACCGGAGGTGATGTTATTCACAACTGGTCAGCGTTTGCCAATGACGGCCTTGTCCTAAAGTACGCTTATATGATGGAACATAAATCCGTCATAGAAACCTGGGTGCTTAAGAACTTGGTTACGACCGATGGTCGTCACCACGAACTGACGCAATCCAGGCGTGCTTCTTCGAAGCAACGTACTATAGGTACACCATACGGCTTTGGCGTTAACTCTGCTAGCTTCACAGCTAAGCAGTGGGGCGTCATAGCGGCCCTTGGAATTTCCAAGCAGCCGTTCTCAATCAATAAAGGTTGAGCAATACAAAATTCCTGGATTTACCAGGTGCATAAGCACGCTGTGTGCTTATGTGAAAATTCTGTATAGGTTCTGTCCCATGGCTTTCGCCGATCCACAATCCGTTACGATCAATGCTGTTGCCAATTCGCTTCCGCGAACTGGTTTCAACCCTGCTTCCGGCGTCTTTACCAAAGACGACGGAAATGTCAAACTGACTTGTTCCAACCAGTATGCTACTAAGCGTACTCGTCGGTCTTGCCGGCTTGATTTCAGGAAGATCGCTGCGGATCCGCTTGTCTCTGCCCAGAATATTTTGTACTCTATGAGTGCATATCTGGTCGTTGACATTCCGATTACGGGATTTACCGTTGTCGAACAAAAGCAGATTGTGGATGCACTGACTCTGTATCTCACTGCTTCGTCCGGCGCCCGTGTCACCCAACTCTTGGGTGGCGAGGTCTAACCGGAGCATTGAGAAGTCTCGTTTGAGACAAACTCGGTCAGTGTTGAAGGTCCTTGGACTAAGGAGGACTTCGCTATAGTCATATAGCTGGTCCGCTCAGAAAGGTATAACCTTCCATGAGTAGTCCTATGGAACTTATGCAGCGGGTGCTCCAAGATGGGAGCATCTGGTGTTGCACTTGCACCACTCAGGATATGAATTATATCCTGAGACGTTTTGAACACGAAGGTGATTCGTTTTTAACGATCACCCTACCTACCTTTACTTCAGATTTCGAAAGATCTCTGGATGAAGGTGGTGTAGCTCACGCTTCTTTCCCTAGTTTTAAGAGAAAGAGAGGTCTCCCCCTATTTTTAGGAGGTTTCCTTGAGCAAGTGTTCGACCGTTGTAGTGGTCGGTTACTGAACGATCCGTCTCATACGGCAATCTTCTTTATTCGGCAGATAACTCTGCTGTTTAAGAAGGTTCTTCTTGATTGCTCGAAAGAGCGTGAAAGAAAAGCCTATGAAACCTACGTCCAGTGTGAGTACGAAGTACGTGCATGGTCAGAAACCGTTTCAAGCGATCTACTCGATCGGTTTGGCCGAGTTTCTGATCTTCTTTGGGGTACTGATGGTAGCCATCTTGACTGCAAAGTTTATGATGGTCATCTTGTCCCCAAGCACGGACCAGGTAAAACCGCAGATCGAATCACCGGTAACGGTAAGTTCGACTGTGACACCTGGTACACTCGTCTCGAAGGGTATTTCCCTTCCGGAGACTACCGAATAGCCAATTATGGCTTTCAGTATGTCCTTGACGGTGTTACTTTCGTCGAACCCGAGGCTGAGATGCCTGTAAAGGTTGTCTCAGTCCCTAAAACGTTGAAAACACCACGTATTATCGCCATGGAGCCTACGTGCATGCAATATGCACAACAGTCTCTTATGGAGATAATCGTTGATCGACTCGAGCAGAGTGACTTACTGCAAGGGTCGATCGGCTTTACCAAGCAAGAACCTAATCAGGTTTATGCTCGGATAGGTTCAGAGGATGGAAGTCTTGCGACTATCGATCTTTCTGAAGCTAGTGACCGTGTTTCCAATTCGCTCGTTCTTAGGATGCTACGTCCTTTTCCGCACCTTTCTGGTGCTGTCCAGGCGTGTCGTTCTACTCGAGCGAACGTTCCTGGTTTTGGGAATATATCCCTTGCCAAGTTCGCGTCTATGGGTTCAGCTTTATGCTTCCCAATGGAGGCGATGGTCTTTTTGACTATCATCTGCATTGCGTTTGAAGAAAAGCTTAACCGACCCCTCACTAAGAAAGACCTTAAGGTCTTCCTTAGAAAGGTGCGCGTCTACGGTGACGACTTGATTGTCCCCGTAGATTTAGTGCGTCACGTTGTCGATGTTTTAACCCGTTATGGGTTGAAAGTTAATTCGCGCAAGTCCTTCTGGACCGGAAGGTTCAGAGAGTCTTGCGGAAGGGATTACTACGGTGGAAGCGACGTTTCTGTCACTTACCTTCGTAGATATCTCCCTTCGCATCGTGGTGACGTTTCCGAGATGATCTCTTGCTATTCTTTCCGTAATCAGCTTTATAAAGCTGGTTTATGGAAGACAGCTGAGTTCCTCGACAATCATCTGAGGAGATTAGCCCCTCTTCCGACTGTCGCTGAAACATCTCCGGTTCTTGGTCGTAACAGCTTCCTGGGTTATGAGACTCAGCGGATCTGTAAGACCCTCCATCGCCCCCTTGTCAAGGGATTGATGGTGAGCGCTCCCAGTCCGAAATCAATGATTTCGGGTGAAGGTGCGTTATTGAAGTTCTTCTTAAAAAGAGGGCTTAGCCCTATTTTTGATTCGAAGCACTTGGAACGTTATGGACGTCCCTTACACGTCGACATCAAAGTAAGGTGGGGGCCTGCCTTTTAAGAAGGTAGGTCATGGGTTTCAGTAATGAACCCACAGGGGAGAATGATTGCGTCTCCTCGAAGTCGAGGAGTATTTCTTTGTATACAAGCCGGGCGGTTTCCGCCCAGCATGTTGCATAGAAGAGCAAATCATTCTTCTTG